TTACTCAGCACTTTCTGGTCTCTCTTCCGGCGGAGTTCCCTTCTCCGGCATCTGCAGGCGGATATCTATCCAGCTGGTAAGGGGCACGTCTATCAATGGCCCTTTCGTCAGTACGATTTCACCATCATCACTGAGCATGTACTTGCGCTTATAGAGACGAACGGTAATGCCACCGCTTTCGGTCTCTTCCGCTTCGACAATCCCCATATCACCAGAGCCCATCGGGTCACGCGGTGGCGACAGCTGCCAGCCTTCTTTTGCCAGTCCCAGCGAACCAGTCAGAGCATAAACGCCAACGTCCATACGCGTAATTGTAATTCCAGCTGCTTCTGAGTTGCGCGTGCCAGCACCGCACCATTCAAAATCCATTTCATCTATATCTGCCCGCTGGCTCTCTTCCTGAGATTTAACGATTCGGGCAACAGGTGAGGCAGCTTTCAGCGTGCCGTCTGCGGCGCGGGTTGTATTTAGCGTTCCGTACAGCGTGTTAAGCATCCGAGCGCCATTGCTTTTACGGATTGTTCTGGCTCTGGCTATACAGTCACTGCCGATAAAGATTTGGTGGATGAGATCGCTTGAGTATGCTCCGTTAAATGTTACGCCATAGGATTGCCCCAGATCTGGGTCCTGATTACCTCCGCCATACCTCCATGCCCCGGTTACAGCTGGCAATGTGCCATGGCTCGCTGACACGTATCCAGAGTCGGCAATGCCGCCAAGGCCATAATCCCCCTCAGTAAGTACACTGCCAGTACCTACGGTGTCCTTTACTGCTGCCGACCCTAATCCCAGGTTTTTTCTGGCCGTTGCTGCATCTTTAGCGCCAGTACCTCCCTGTGCAACAGAAATAGCAGTCGTCAGGGCGGACAGTGACGTAATATCGTTGTTATCACCTTTAGCCGCTTTGTTATTGAGCAATGCGGTAATAGCACTCCATGCCGGGCCTGTAAATTGACTGCCATCCGGCAACGTTACCGTTATATTTCCCGTTCCGCTGAAAACCTGCTGCCAGTTGGCTTTATCCAGATTCATTCCACGAATGGCTTTAGCCACATCGGCGGCAACTTGCGCAGTAATTCCGACAAGCGTTGCGTTTGGCACTGGCGTCCATGCAAGGCCGGTTGTGGTAGGACCGTTATAAGCGGCTGCCAGAGTTAATCCGGTATTAGATTCAACAGATTTAACGCCGAGCGTATAGGTTACCCCGCCCACAACAGCGACCAGAAAATCATTTGCTGCTAATTCCGTGGTGAATGATGTGCCGGTACCAGTAACGGCAGCTGAGTTGTTTGTTAGCTTGATAGTGCCTGCTGGCATAATTATCTCCGTGCACTAAATGATTAATTAAAATAATGTGAGGCATCAAGTACGATTAATGGCAAGGTCATGTTTGGAAATTCAGGCTGATAGTAATCAGTGTACCAGTTTGCTAATAATCTTCCCCTTGTCGCCCCGACACTCGATCCATTCATCATGAGACCCTTTGACCATATTTCCCATGATTCACCGCCATTTATGGCATTACCCTGCAAACCATAAACGCCAAGAGGAACCAATGGTCTTGCGATTCCAGTATTAACAACGCCGCCAGAATTAAAATTAACGGTGTTCTTGTAAAACATTGGAATATAATTTGAATTGTAAGTGCACTGACCTGATGAATTAAAAATATAAAGACCATAATCAGGCATTGTTAAATTGAATCCGTTACTGAATATCGCAATGTTAATTGTTACTGTGGTATTCCTAACATAAACCGTCTTGTTTGTACTGACATATTCAACCGATGCCCCTGAGTTGCTCCAGTTACCGAACACAGAACAATTATCCCTGCCTGGTATGTTAGTTGGAACTGTCCATGATTGGTTATTACCCAGCGTGATAGTGGTTCGATACACACAAAACCCCGCCTTCGTGGCATTCGTTATGGCAGAAAAATCAGATGAATCAGGAAGGTAAAGACCATACGTTCCCGTTCCTGTTGCTGATGTCTCATAAACGTCATAAAGTAAATTTCCATCCTTACTTATTAGTGGAATCCCGGCAGTATCACCTGTCAGACTTATTATTACATTAGATCCTGACATGGAAATACTTTTAGTAATTGAAGCCCACACAGCAAGTGAAGGCCCAAAGTCCTGAAAAAATTCCCCAGGATGAACCGGAACAACAACCAATGTGCTTCCGCTTGATTTCTCCGTTATATTTGTCGTTACTGTCAGACTACCTCCTGCTCCGACAGATATTGATAACCTGCGTAAAAATGTCAGAGATCTGGCCCCTCCTTGGGCCAGGTTGAAGTAAGTTTTCCCGTTGTCATTCGTTATCCAAAGTCCCGCTTCTGCCATTATGGTCTTAGCCCCATTTTAACCAATACAACGCCAGCACTGCTTTTAAGTCCGGCGCCTGTAGAATCAATAAAGAAGCCACTGTTTGCCGAGCGGAAATTAAGCTGGTTATTGTCCTTACCAAATTGCCACCCATTACCAGACGCGTAACCGACAGATTCCAGCGTCCCTGCTATTTTCGCATTCGTAATAGCCGCGTCTTTTATTTTTGCACTATCAATGCTGGCGTCCTGTATCAGTGCAGAGCGGATAAATATTTGCCCGTTAATTGCAGCGAAAGCCAGTTGATAGTTTCCGGGGTTATTTCCAGTATAAATGCCGAATTGGTCAGCACTAAAAGCCAGCGTTGATTTATAACCACCACCCGAAGGCTCAATGCCCATTGCCATTCCGGCCTTGTAATACTGACCGTTTCGAAGAATCTGCAGGCCCACATCATAGAACGCACTGGCGCTACCATCTGAATTTACGGTGGCTGTCAGCTTCTGATTAACTGAAGAAGTCAGGTTGCTGATTTGAGCCTGTACGAGCGTGTTCTGCTCTGCCATCGCTTTACTGACGTCTGCGATAGTGGTGCGAACAGTCAGAATGTCAGCCCTTACCTCGCCATATTGCCGGAACTGGTGATCGACACTGGATTTATTATCAAGCGCGTTCTGCAGCATTCCTTCAATGTTGGTATCAATCTGGCTTGAAAGGCGATCAAATGCTCCTGATTCGCGTATCTGCTCATCGATATAATCGATTAGCTCGCCGGTATCGGTGTTACACACCACGGGAACCTCAATAAATGCTGATGTCCCGAATGCGTTAATAGTCCTGACATACCAGTAATAAACCGGGCCTATCTGCAGCTCATAAGCCGTCCAGGTGGTTCCTGTGCCGGCCCTGCTGGCATTTCCCTCTACAGTATCTGCATTAATGTTCGCCAGTTTTGTTTGCCCTGAAGTCCAGAAATCAAACTGAGTGGAAATGTTGGTTATCTCAGCCAGCCGCGGGATTAACGTTACTGAAAAATATCCCTGCTTCTGCTCCACTTTTGACGGAGGCGGAGGTGCTTCAATGCTGAACTCAAGGTATGCTTCAGGCGACTCTGCCCCCATCTGGTTTACCGCGATAACATGAGCAGTGTATGTGTCACGCATCAGGCCGGTCAGCCTGGTAAAAAAACCCGGAACCTGTACAGACATCACCAGTTCACCATCACGACGGATGAGCACTTTGTTATAAATAAATTGCCCCACGTTCTGCCATGACAGCACGCCCTGTACTACCTGCCCGATTTCTTCGACCGTATATTTCAGATTCTGGGGCTGCGCAACGCCTCCGGTAGGGAGTTGAGTGAAAGGCGGTCGATCTATTGGCTTGCCAATGGCGTCACCCCAGACCTCTGCCGTTTCCTGTTTGAGTGTCAGCTGGACACCGTTCTGCACGCCAAACTTCCAGTCTGTCACGCGCATTTCAACGTTAATGATACCCAAAGAAGGAAAATTCACTTTCACATACATGCCCGGCCGGTAGCGGTAACCGCTCAGATTAAGCGTCACGTTCATCGTTCTGGAGATGCGCGTGCGCTTAAGCTTGATATCGGCCAGGCGCTGCGCCTGATATTCTGAGGTGACAAAGCGCAGCTTTAAATCCTGTGAAATCTCAACGCCATCTTCTGTGACCCATTCGGAAACAGAGACCGCCGGGAAATCTACTTCAGAGAAGCGCTGCTGTGGGTCAATGAATGTCCCGTTAATAGTATTAACCCGCTCGGACTGGGATACTTCCGGCATAATTTCAATGTCACCGGCAAGCTGGCTTTCGCTGATTACCTCTACTGCCGGTCCGTAATAGGCGCCGACGATAATCCCATGCTTACCGGCGATATATGTAGCTTCACCAGAGCAGGCAGAAAGCATGGCTTCAAGGATGCTTGCCTTGTTCTCGCTCAGGTCAAACTCGCCGTTAATGGTGTACCGCGGCTCTGTTTTACCATCTGCACGGGTTACAGTTTCATCACAGATATTTGCCGCTTCCTGAAACTGATCCCAGTTGATATCTGCGTCGGCCACCTTCAGATAGTTCCGGTAATAATCCAGGATGCACAGCGCCGCGTTATTGCTGTAAACAGTCTTACCCATCCGCGGGTCGTAAACGGCGCGGCCAAGCTTCTCGACCGTTACATTCGGTATGCCTGATGGGAATTTCTCGGCATCAAACTTCAGCGTCAGGCGAAGCCAGCTGATGCCCTTGCCGATCATGTCCTCTTTCCATGAGGGTGCATTTTTCAGGAGATAAGGGTCGGCGGTCTGGCGGTCAATATGCACTTCGTAAGTCGCGCTATCACCATACGTATCGATAGTGTCATCACCGAGATAGATTGCGCCAATACCGGTTATTGGATGCCCGGCCAGCGTAATGGCGAGGTGGAGCAATTCGCCGTCTGCCTGATCGCCTTCCTGCTCTTCTGAGAAAAACAGAGTGCCGGCAGAAAGAGAACGACCATAGACTACTGTCTTTGCACTCGCGGCAGCACGGAGAACCTGCTTTCTCTCCTGAGTGTTTCTGTACGAATCCAGCGCGGGTGTTTTGGTCAGCGCCTGAGTCGCTATCTGAGCGGCTACAGTAATAACCATCGCAATAGCATACGCTTCGTTTGCTACTGCAATCCCTGCGGCAACAGACGCAATAACAGGAATAGCTGCAGGCATCAGCGGACCCTCCACACGCTCAGCGGATTGAGTCGTAAACCGACCAGCCCGCTCTCACCCGGCACCCAAACGGCACCACCATAAATGACCCCGGCACATTTCCGGCCTGCATTCTCAATCACGGCGATATCACCGCGCTGTGCCAGCGCCGGGGTTACTTCATCCAGAAATTGAGCCAGTACTTTTTCCAGAGAGCCACCGCTGCGCAGCAGCGTCTTTTGGCGCCTGTTTCGCTGTTGTATGTTCCCCGAAACCCGACAGCAAAATCTTCCCCGCTCATCGCTTTGGCACAGTCGGCAGCAAACAGGCAACAGTCATGCTCACCCCATAAAAAAGGCCGCTTTTCAGCGGCCTTAATCACGGTTACCAGTCTTTTCTGCCAGTCAGGATGTTTCATAAAACCTCACGAATAGGTAAAGCCTGGGGCATCCTTTTTACTGCCCCAGAAAATAGAGCGTTCTGACATCTGCGCTACATAGCGAAAAATCCGGTCTCCGGGCTCTGCCGCCTGATGTGACTCATCGGTATAGCGATCCGGAAATGGACGTTGCCAGTCCTCAAAGATATTGCTGACAGTGTATTGAAGCGCATTGGTTTCTCCGGCCGTCGCCCCTGTGCTGGAGACCTTACCCTTGAAGATGAGATCTGCCACCTGCGGCTTGCCGTTGTCGTCAATCGCAACCAGATATATCTCTGCCGGCCGACCTACACACCGCTCATTCAGGGTGCTGGCGAACAGCGCCATATCCAGACCGGAAAGCGTCATTTTTAACTGCGTGGGGCTGGTTGTATTGGTTTCGCTGACATCATCAATGGCACCCAGGCGCCCCATGCCATAATAAACAAAACCATTGAGAACCAGCGGGCCGGTTCCTGAATGCACATAAACCGTGCCTGATTCGAACTGGATGTTCGCAGCAATGACTACCGTCACGCGGTCGCGTGAAAGCCAGTCGACCATGGAGTCAGAAAACGGGGAATAAAGCATTAAAACGCCTCCTCAAATTCAATCGTCATTGACGTTACACCGCCCGGCGCCCTGGCATATGATCCCTGTGAGTTATCTGCCAGCTTGAAAATTCCCCATGGTTGTTTCACTTCGACCGCACTGTTCGCTGCTGGCGAAGACCGCAGCATCGGCGCAATGGGGATTACTGCCACACCGTAAGCATTACTCTTGACGTCCGCAGTCACTTTTTTCAGCTCCGAGTTCACTGTCAGATAATCACCCGCACGCAGCACCACCGTGTTTGCAGTCCACCCTTTGGTTGAAAGCGTGGCGCCGGTCTGGTCAGGGTCTGACACAACAGGACTCCCCGCCGGCGCTTTACCATCCCTGCCCCAGTCCCGAATCCGAACGCGACCATATTCGCCATCCAGCGCAGCCAGGACTGCTTCAATTTTTCGGGACTGAGCCTCTTCCAGCACTGAATACTCGACCGTGCATTTCCAGCGAGAGCCGGGAAAGCGGACAACCTGCGAAGCACCATTAAAGGGAGAGCGGAAGGTTTTGGTGTTTGATTCGAGATGCCAGTTAAGCGAGGAAGGATTGGGGCCGGGCCATTCAAGTACATCCGCCATTGTTTACTCCTGAGTTACACTCCCAACAGGCGACGCGCCTGTCCTCTGTTCTGGAAATCCTGCAGCATATCCTGACGGGCTCGTTTGGCGCCGTCATTTGCCCCTTTACGCGCAGCTTCCTCCATTGCCTTCTGTAGCGCCGCATCGCCATTACCGGAGACGTGGATAGTCTGCTGAATGATGATGTCACCAACGCTGCCTCCTGATGCCTGGCCGCCGCTGTGCAGCTGAACACCCAGGGAGCCGTCCGGCCCGCGCTTCAGCGGCATGATTGCTTCGGGACCAGCCTCACCGAACACCCCTGCACCTTTAGCGAAAGCAAAGAACTTCGGAGAGTCGTAGATGCCGCCACTGTAAGCGCTTAGTGATGGCGAATCATAAACCCCACCTTTCGCGTTCAGGCTGAGGTTGTTATAGGCACCACTGGAAAAGGCATTACTCGATGAGCTGGAGGCAGATGCTGCAGCACCGCCGGAAAACATGCCGCCTGCAGCACTGAAGATGCTGGTACCCAACCCGACCAGAGCCTGACGGGCTGCAATGCGTGCTATATCGGAGAGAACCGAGTTGGCGAAGTCGCTAAAGGATACTTTGCCTGTAGTGACAAAGCTGACCAGAGAGTCTTCCATGCCAGTAAAAGCATTCGTGAATAGCTGCTCTGACATTGCTGACACATTGGTCGCGCTGTCCTGATATTCCTGCCACGCACGGGATGCACCGGCAGTAAAAGACCCGCGAGCTTCATTCATCCGCTGAATGTGCGCATCGTAGTTGCTAAGCTCAGTCTGCAATGCCTGCTGCTGAAGCTGAATCTCCTGGTCAATCTCTTCGCGGGCAATGTCACTCGTCGCCGATGCCCTTTGCTGGCGCAGCTGAGTGATTTTGTCGTTGTAGGATTGCTCAAGGGAGAGGCGTTGCGTGTACTGCTGCTGCTCGTACTGGCTGAGCCCGCCGCCGGCAAAAAGCTCGTCTGTTGCATACTGGCTTTGCCGGTTGGTGATGGTGCGCTCAATGTCAGCCCGGGCTTTATCCAGCGCCAGCAGCTTCTCGCGAGTCTCGATTTGCTTCTCCAGCGCCGCGTTCTGCTGCAGTTGCGCAGTGATGAGGTCGGCACTCGCGAGCAGCGATTTCTGGTCAGCGGTTAGCGTCTGCTTGGTCTTGATATCAGCCAGTTGTTGCTCCCACTTGATGAGCGCCTGTTGCTGAGTGCCGATCTTGTCACTGGTATCGTACTGGCTGAGTAACACTTGCTGTTGCTGACGTAGCTGGTCGAGCATCCGGGCGCCCGCATCTTCAGGGTATGCGTGGCCTTTTGGCTGCTGCGGGTCTTTATAAATATCATTGATGCGGGCAATATTTTTAGCGTATTGCTCCTGAGTGATAGCGCCAGCCTTAAGGAAATCATTTTGCTGCCTAATGGCCTTAACCCGCCGGTCTGCATTAGTCAGGTACTGCTGATTAACCCTGTCAGCTTCCTGCTGGGTTTTTATGGACTTATCCTGCGCAGCCTGACCTGCGGCTATTGCGCTTGTCATGTCATTCTGTAAATTAATGACATTTTGCAGAATGCTTACTTCAGCTGCCGCTCCTGTGCCTGAAGCACTATTTACTCCATATGTATTCCATAAACCATTCCCTAGCCCGCTAGCCTGCTGCTGAGCGGCATTCTTGGCCGCTTCGAGCTTTTCCTGAAGTGTAGACTCGCGCCCTACATTCAGCATTTGATCCCATGCTGACTTTGCTGCAGCCCCTAACGAATTCCAGGCCGTTTCAACGAACCCTAGGTTATCGTGAATGTCTTTGGCGCGCCGATTCATGGTTGCGGCATACGTTTCTGTAGCCAGCCTTGCTGCTTCTTGCTGGTTACCTTCATCCTGAAGAGCTTTTATCTGGTTATAGACTGCAAGCGAAAGAAAGTGATACTGATCATTCAACTTGGAGATAGAGTCCAGTGGGCTTCCAGCAATTTTGTCAAAATCAGATACGAGTTGATCCACTGACTGGCCAGTGACCTTACTCATGTTTACGACAGCTGTTGAGACAACTTCCAGTGAATCACCAGCCACTTTACCGCTTGATGCGACCTGATTTAAAACTGATGCGGCCATGCCGCGCGTTGAGCCTGTGCTGCGAGCTATCTGGTCTGCCATATCCATCAACTGGCCGGATGTTTTTCCTGCGGCATTTCCAGTAAGCACCAGTGTTTTATAAAACTGCTCTTGCTCTTCACTTCCCTGATAATAAGCCAGAGCGAGCGCCCCCGTGGCAGCGGCAGCAGCAGTGAGAGGGTTTACCAAGCCGCCAACGTATGCCCCAACAGCTCGCGCTGCAGGGCCTATACCGCCGAACATATCCTTAAGCTGTCCACCCTGCTGCAAAAGCACCATGAAAGGGCTTTGACCTCCTGCCAGACTTACTGCTATGTCTGTCATCTGTGCGGGAATCATGCGCATCTGATAGGCTGCTTGTCTGGATGAAATACCGGCCTTGCCGACAGTTTCTGAGAACCCAGTGAGTCTGTTTCGCGTCTCCTCAATTTTCTTGGAATATTCGCTGAATGTGTCGGTATCGATAAAGCCTTTGGCCTGAAATTTAGCAAGCTGCCGCTGCTGGTGATCCAGGCGGTTGAGCGCGGCGTTTACCGGGTCAATTTTATCCAGCAAATCAGAGAGTGATCTTGCTTCCTGATCGGTAGCTTTTGCCGTCCTGCCGGCGCTATCCGCTGCCTTCTGACCTGCCTGAGTCATTCTATTCAGAGCGCCGGCTAAACCTTCGGCATTGCGCTGGGCGCCCGTGCTGTCAATGACAATCGCAAGACGAGATTGTTGTTCGGCCATGTTTTCTCCGGGCATAAAAAAACCCCGCCGAAGCGAGGTTCATAATGATTTAATTACTATCTTGAAGAGGTAAGCATTAGCTTTCCGTTCTCATCCCAAACATTAACACTTAGTCTTGACCCTTCATTCGCGCTAGTTAATGTTATCTCTGCTTTGCTTTTCTGAATCCCCTTCATGCCAAAGGTTGTAACTCTTTCTCCATCAGCAAAGTATGAGTTCACATCGTCTTTGTAAAAAGACTCACCATCGACAATGAGCGAGGCGTCGCTGCCTGATAAATTAAGCTTTGCATGCCTCCATTTTCCGCTTCCCAACTGATCGCCGGCGGTTATATGGCACTCAAGAGAGACACTGCCGTTGTTACAATCAAATTTTGCTGATTCTGGCTTTGGTCGCTCTGCCTTTGACTGTTCTGACTGCGGAGACACAGCTTTAACATCGTTGGAGTTATCGCATCCTGATAACAATAAACCGGCCATAACCATTAGAATTATTCTCTTCACATCCCTATCCCCATCAGTAACAAGTGAGATAAATCCTAGCGAGGATAGAAGGCAAAGGGAAGCAAGAAACCCGCAGTTAAGCGGGTTTGTTCTAATGCTTATAATCAGAAGATCTTGCCAATATCTACACCGTAAACAGCGAGCCATGCCTCACGAGGCCAAGACTTCACTGTCCCGAAGCGTGGGTCGTCAACTTCATGAGGCTGCTTGTCATTCTCGATACACCACTTGCGCAGGGGGTGCCACTTAAACTTCTGACCTGTCTTTTTCTCTACCGGAATGATGGCGGCGTAGTTTTTGCTTTCACCCAGGCGTTCAGCAAGCTTATTCCTTTGCCGTACTGCAACGGAAGCAGTCGCCATGGCAGTAGCTTCTCGCTTTTCGGCAATCCACAGCTTTTCTTTGACCGCCCTGTCGCGCTGTTGCTCCAGAAGCCGATTCTCTTTGACTTTGGCCAGCAAATCCTCAAGTGCTTGTTCATAGGTCTGAGGTAGAATGCTTTTTACTGGCGGCCGGAAGTAAGCATCTTCCAACTTTTCGAAGAACAACCAAGCAGCGTCAGTATCAACAATCTTTGACATGCGAGCTGCGCCCTTCTCGGTCCAAAGCGTAACAGCGCGAGCTTTACTGGAAATTTGTGAGCCAACCATATTGGCTCGCAAATCGGTTAATGGTTTCCCTCTTGCTATGAAGAAATGCACGTTTTCAGTGAACCGAGCCTTATTATTAGAAAGGTTCATGCGGATGTTCTTTTCTTCCGTCCCGTACCCCTTCGCTAGCGTCTCCGTGGTGACTACTCTTACCCCTTGCCATTCAATAACAGGGCAATCGAGGGGATCGACAACCGTGTTCATCGGTGCTACATTTACAGCAGTTGATGTTGATTGTTGCATGTCAAACTCCAATCAGTAGTTGATGTAGACCGCCAGCAGCCACTGGCGGTTTTTCTTTTTAGCGAATCCGTGCTTCTTCTCCCTGCAGTAGCTGTTTAGCAGCATCCCGCTTTACAAAATTCATGAAGATTTTTCCGTCAGCGAATCTGTCGCAAAGCCGCCCCGCCAGTGGTGACTCAATAGCACGCAGGGCTGGCTCTATCTGGGTTTTCCATGCCTCATACATCACCTCATAGTGAGTAAAGAGCGCCTCTACATGGTAAGCGTGTTTTTCCCGATCGCTTGGGGTCGATGCTTCTGGCATGTGGGTAGCGACTTCGCGATCCAGAATATCCAAGACCCAGCGACGAAACTCTTTGGCTACAGGCGTACGGGCGAACATTGCTATCAGGTGGGCACCGCGAAGAGAAAATGCGCGGGCCATTTGCTCTCCATAAGGGGTGGTCACTTTGACCACCCCGGTCATTTGCTCAGTAAATTCATCAGCGTGGCGGGTATAAATGCGCTGAACCGCCTTGTCATCTGCATACTGAAGCGCATCACCGATCTGGCTGGCAGTGAGCCAGATGCCATCAAGATTTGCGACTGGTTGCAGGCTGACACCGTGGAAGTTCATTCCTGTTTTAGCTACAATGTTCATATCGTTAATTCCTTGCTGGGGATTTTCGGTTAATGAAGCCTGACGGTCTGACCACCGTTGGGCTTCTGTCATTCTGGGCACTTCACACCTTGGCGTTCTGCATACTCTCTCATCGCCCTCACCGCCTCCTTGCTAAAAGAGCGATCACCCTTTTGCGCCAACTCCTCCATCACCTTCTCAAGCCACTCAGGCATCCGCAGTGTTTTAACTTTCATTTTTAACTCCATATGTATTTGGTATGCATACATAGTATTTTGGTACGCATTGCTAGTCAATAGGTATGCAGTTAATATTCGTTCAATTATCAATTTTAAAATGGGGACGCGTGGGCATCTAAAGGTCGCTCGTGCGGTAGCTATGGCTGAAAGAAAGTACAGACACCCTCAAGTAAACCTAAGGCTCCCTGAAGAGTTAAAAGAACACATCGCCGTAATGGCCGAAAGGAATAAGCGATCAGCTAACGCGGAGATGGTTGCGGCTATAGAAGCTTGGGTTAATGCTGATAAAGACCCATACCCTCAATCAGAAGACGCCACCGTAATTATGAAGAAGTCTGATCTTCGGTTGTTGATCGATGAGGTTTTAGAGAGCGCGATGAAGGACGTGATAGAAGGTTACGACCCTAATTCTAAAAACAAAAATCCCAGCTGATCACCCTCAACAGCACGTATCAAAGGATAAAAATGAATTCCCCCTTTGTAGCAGCAATCCTGATCTCATTATCAGCTCCAGCTCTTGCTCTTAATGCCGAGAATTTTAGCGGGCTTGAAGGTTATACCGTTACCGCAGTAACTCGAGTCGATGGAGATTTTGAGGGCTGTGAATATGACAAAAAAATCAAACTGCTAAATGGGTGGGTACTCTCCTGCCAAACGTACCACTATCACTACGCTTATTCACCATCAGTGGCTGTTTTGACCAAGGATGCGGGCCAAGGTTATATCATCAAGGCGATTATTGATGATGATATTTATGATATGGAGCCTATCGCAAAATGAACAAGCCCACCTGAGTGGGCTACTTGTTTCCCCCCTGCTTCCGCTCCCACTCCGTCCGGTCGGCGTCATCCAGAGCAAAGATAGCTGCCTCGAACTCTTCCGGGTCGATTTGCAGCGGCTTCATTCTCAGATAGACATTGATGTCATCCAGGCTCAGGGGAAGCGGCGTAGCGGCCATGCCTGTATATTTCCGACCGCGGGTGATGACGGCGTAGGCGTTGAGTATCTCCGTGCATACGCCATCAACATCCGGCTCAGGTATTGCCGGCAGCCTAGTTTTTCGCGTCGCCAGCGGTTCTTTTCGCCCTGCTCTCCGCCGAACTGCCTCAGCCAGCTTTGGGCTTCGAGGACTTTCCCACCGTTTCTTTCTTCTGCTCTTCCTTGCCTTCCGCAATGTCCGAAGCGGTACTCAGCACAGCCCAGTACAGTTCTGGATGCTGCAGCATGAGCGCCTTGCCCTTCTCAGGGGTGTAATCGACAGCCTGCTCCTTGCCATCAACCTCTTCGCCAACGCCTTCCCAGTCCAGCAAGAGATGCTTGGCAACAGAATCAATCAGCAGGTCATCAGAGATGTCTGTAACGTCGATTTCAGCCGGATTGAACTCAGGAGTCCCTACCTTAAATCGGTCGTCCAGCTTGCTGATATGGCGCCGCACCATCGCATTATGAGAGCGAAATGCCGGATTACTGATGGCGCATACTTTCAGCTTCAGGCCTTCCATGGGTTCAATCCAGCGTTCTGAGTTGGCGTCAAATTTTGGTGTTTTGAGAATGAGCATATTTATCCCTGTGAGCGGCCCGCCTCACCGGGCGGGCAATCAAAATTAAGGAGCTGCGTTAACCGTGATGGCTGTGGTGGCGGTGAATGTGCGCACTTTAGCCGTTATGGTTGCGCTACCCTCTGCCACGCGCGTTACCTCTGCTGTTTTCTGTCCGGTTGAAGCAACGGTTGCTACCGATGGGTCAGAAGACTCCCACTGGACTGTATCCGTAGCATCGGACGGCGTGAGGTTTGCGGTAAGGGTTACTGTCGAGCCGACCGCGCCAGTTGATGTGGCAGGTGTAACTGTGATGCCAGTTGACGGAGTGATTTCTGCACGGGTGATAGTTGGCGGCGTATCTGCTGCGGTGATATTCAGCTGAACCTGCACGATATCGGTGTTGCCACCGTCCGGCCAGTCCCCATCTACCTGCACCGCCGGGAAATCAAACACGTATTTCCCTTCGTCATTTTCCAGCGTGAAACTGAAAGGCATCGTGCCGCCGGTCAGTGTTTTACTCCAGGCGTTATAGGCATCCTTCGACCAGGACAGCGTGATGCTGCCAGATGGGGTAAAAGTGGTCGGGATGTTGGCGCCGGCGAACGGGTTGCCGCTGCCGATACAGCGTTGCGTCTGCAGGTTGTTATCGAACTGGATGTTGAAGGTATCAACGCAGAAGCCTTCCCCGCCGGACACGCCATTCAGGGAGATAGCGGTAACCTGTTTAAAGGTGTAACGCAGCTCGCCAGCATTATCGACCGGGTTAGAAAAGTAACTGGTGTCATCAGCTTTTGAATCGAAGCCCAGCCCGGCGAAAGTTACCGTGGCAGTGATATCGCCGTCATTTGGAATTGCCAGTTGGAAAGTGCCGACCTGACAGCCGCGGGCAATGGATGCGACGCCAATATCCTCAGCGTATGATGCGACCGAGAACGCAATGCGATCGTTACCCATTGTGAGCGTGTCGTCATCCCACTCAGCGCCAAAGCATGATGCGAGAAAGTCATCATGCTGGCCCCAGCGGAATTTTGTTCCGACATCACCACCGACATCGACAGTACCGGTCGAGCGTCCCTGCGCCATGCGAGAGCCGCCGATTTCATCATTGTCGATCATGTTTTGAGATGGGCCCACACCGAAGCTACTGCGCTTCAGCAGGTTCCATGTGCCTGTAGATGGCGTCGTGCCGGGCGTGGTTTCGCGAATATACGCGGTAACGACCTTAGCGCCTGAACTCATAATGTTTCTCCAGAATTGTGCGCCCTACACGGCGCGGTAAGGTATTTGAATATTCATCTGCGCCCAGCCATCTGTTTCACCGGCATCTACAGCTGATACAGAGAAGTAATCCAGCCGCCCGTCAGTCTGGAACTCAAATAGCTCGCAAAGCTTGTCGGCGGTCTGCGTGATGAGTAGCGAGCCGGAACCAGCTGGCACAAAAATTTGGATAACAACAATCCCCGTTCGCTGCACAACAGGCCCGGCGCCGATTTCATTCGCCGCTGCCAAACCAGGGATATTGGTCAGCCGCGCCCAGATAGCTTTGCCTGACGGGTCATAGGTTTTATCGTTGGGGTAGCGCACATCCTCAGAGGCAATAGCCGTCTGCGCCGTCATGCGCGTGATGACAGCGTTTCTGATTTCTGTGAGGGTCATTTGTAGGCCTGAGTTACACCGTGGAATGAAACGCCGTAGACGCCTGCGGGAGCCTGCTGTGAATGGCCGTTTTCCAGCGTCTCAGCGTATGGCAGGTTGTTCTGGATATAGATGACCGAATAAGGTTTTCCATTAGCAATTACAGCACTTCCACGCTGGATTGCTTCTGCCCCTGATTTGTCGCCCCCTTCCAGTTGTCCGTAATCAGCTGAGCCAAGGCTTACCACGTTATTGTTACGGAAGCGGCCAGTATCCACCGGAGACCGTTGAACAATTTCAGTGAGCAGCGCCATCGAGATGATGCGGAGCTTCTTACCAACATCTTCCTCAACCAGTCCGGCAAACAAGGTCGGGTCGTTATCCCATCCTTTAGCCATCACTTCCTCCTCAGCTGCATGCGGTAGGTGGCAGATGCAGGGTCAGCCGTCAGGGTCACGATGCGGTAGACTTGCGGGCTCCCTGTCGCGAGGTCTGGCGCCGTGATTACATGCCCTTCACCAGGAATATTTGTCACCTCATTAGCCAGCGCGGTCAGCCTGAGGTCACCATGGAGGATGTTCACGCCATCGATACGACTCAGTTCATAGCGTGACAGAACGCCGCGGCCGGTGTAGCTGACTGTTGTCTCGCCGCCGGTTTCCGTTACCGGGTCCCATCCTGCCTGAACCGTGTAGCTGCCTGTGAAGTCATACACAGCGTCGGCAAGGTCAGTGTCGAATGCCTCTGCTATTTCAGCCTGTAGTTCGTCTCGAATACCCATTAGCGGTACACCCTGAAAGCGAGAGGATTGCTGCGCCATGGTTTAAGCAGGGCGAGAGCCAACTGAACGTCTTCAGGCAGTGACGTGTTTCCTACAGACTGAGATGAAGCGTAACTTTTCGTCACTCTTACCCCATCGGCATCGACCGTTTTACTGGTCAGCGCACCGGATTCAACCTGCTGCTTATAGAGCACGCCTGCAGCCGAAGCAGAGGCAAGAAACGCGCCAGCCATCTTCACATCGTCAGGGGTTGCGTCAGTAATGCCCTGCAGATTAAGCGCTGTGAGATAAGCATTAGCCTGAAGCACCGCCTTCGCTTTTTTCTCTGCTGGCGCCCAGTCAGCACCGAGCAATTCATCCACATCAGCGACGGTTATGTACGTTGCCATGTTCACTCCCGGGCTAAATGGGGCCGAAGCCCCGGATGATTACTTGCTGGTTTTGGTTGACCTGGTGGCTTTCTTTGCCTCCGAGTTTTCACCGCCGCCATTGTTTACAGCACCTTCGTCCTTGGGCTCATTGCGGGCATGGTCAACGCCGCCGGTCTCACCGACTGTCTCCGGTCCAACTGTTACCTGCTTGCCATCAGAACCAAATCCCCAGCGGGCTTTGCTGTTTGGGTCGATGTAATTGTCTTTTGCTACGGTCATGATGACCTCCTCATGAAGCCCCGGATAGCCGGGGCGCGGTTGATTAGGCTGCGACAGTAGAGGTTACGAACGCCAGCGGCACCTGCTTACGGTCGAACTTGCGTTCCCAGTTGGTAGCCAGAGCCAGGTCAGCCCAGTTGGCTGAGATTGGGCGCGTGGTGCTTGGGGTGCCGGTAATAGTGGTGCTGAGGAATGAGTATCCCAGCGGATGAATGACGAAATCACGACGGGTCCACAGCGTTTCAGCGCCACCACCGTTGCCACGCTCTGGCTCGCGCGCGTATTCCAGACCGTCCTCACCTGCAGGCTGACGCTCCGCATAACCCAGCGCACCTGGTCCAAAGATAACGGACAAATAGCGGGCAGGAACGGCTGCAACCGGCGGAGTGGCGTCCGGATCGGCTTCTACAGCCGGCAGAATTGGCATGCTGTCATCAACGACCACGCGCATACCCTGGAAGCGACCGAATTCAGGAATCTGGTCAGCCAGGGGGGTGAAGTCGATGAGGTTGAGAAGCTGCAACTCGGTATAAACCGCAGAGTGCATAGCAATTACGCTCAAACCGCCAAGCTGACCGGTATAGTCACCCATGGTGGCCTTGGCGCGAATGATGGCTGCAGCACTGATAGTACCGCCAGCATCCACGACCATATCGCCGCCGTTACTTGCGACGTTGTCGTTATAGATGCCTACCACAGAGGCAATAGCGCGGCGCTGAGCTACACGCTGCCAGTAGCTGATGAGGCGGTTAGCTACAAACTCAAGCGGATCCTGATTGGTGATGTTTTTCACCAGATTCATCGCGGCCCAACCCTCGTTGAGATAGGCGGCGCGGGCCTGCATCTCGGAGCTGGTCACCGCCAGCGGCACGGCGATATCGGTGTACACATCGTTCGAGTAGTTGGACTCGATGGACGCATCCAGATCGACCCACCACGGAATGGTGAAAGTATTGGATGGACTGGCGAGCAGCGTAGTCATGTCGTTATTGGTGGTCAGAATGCCTGACTGGAAGAACGCGGTCCGCTCTGCAGTGTTAACCTGCATATAGTCGCGCAGCTCATCACGAAAGACGACGTCGGAAAGAATGGTTGGCATTGCTTAAATCCTTATTTAGATGCCTCATGCGCCGCTTTAAGTCGGGCATGTTCGGCGGGGTTGTTTCGGCGAAGCTCTACGCGCTCCATGCCGGTTAATTGCTCCCATGTTTTGGTAACCCGGTCACCACTCTTAGGCGCGGCCCCGCCGCCACCTGCCTGACTGCCGCGCACGAGGGATGCGTAACGCGGAGCGGTTTCAAACTCTCTTTGGAGGTCGGCCAGCGAACCAACCGACAAATTGCCTGCCTCGTCAGTAACACGCACCTGACCGTCCGACACTTTCAGGCGTCGGGCAATGAACTCAGTGAGGATTTCAGCATTGGCCCCGTCAGCGATTGCTGTAGCAATTCGGGTGGCGGCCAGGTTGATGTCGCGCTGCTCAATGGATTGCTGTAGCTGGGTATAGCGCTGTTCCCATTCACTGGTTTTCGCCTGTGAGCTTTCGAACAGCTGCTTATAGTCGCCTTCTGCTTTAGCCTTTTCTTCAGCTTCGCGGCGGGCCTGCTCTTCAGCCTGACGGCGCTTCTCCTGCTCGGTCTTTTTCTCGTTAAGCAGGCGGTCAAGCTGTGCTTTTAGGCCGGAAACGTCTTCCTGTGGAATACCTTCAATCTGGCAGATATAAACGTCACCCTGTAGGGCATATAGCGCCTGTTTGGCTTCATCGAGCTGAGCGTATTCCTCAGCGGTAAGCTGATACTTAAGTGGCATACATTCTCCTGAATGGATGTGTGCTGGCCCAGCCAGCGTTCAGATGTGATTTTTAGGCAATAAAAAGGCCGCATTGGCGACCTAGTCTTTATCTCTCTCGAGCAGGCTTAACTCATACTCGATGATGCTTTTTGGCTCTGTTTTATAGGACCATCGCTGCTTGTGACTAAGCCAGTATTTGTAAACTACAAGCGGTGTGTCTCCGTCATTAATCTCAGCTACCAGATGCCGCTTTTCGTCTCTCCACTTCCATGACTTTGGAATTTCCATGCCTTTACCTCATTCAAGGCCAGCAAGCTCGAAGGCATGCGGCTCTAATTCTTTGAGTTGGTCGAGGGTGTACTGCTTGCCGTTGTCATCAACGAAGCGATCAATGCTCAGTTCGCCTTTGCTGAACAGTCTGTAGCGAGCTGGCCCTAGCACCTCTTTCTGGAATGCTGCGGGCTGCCTTGCCAGCCAGTCACCGTAACTGGTGTTGCTGCTGACCTGCTCTACGCCGTCCGGCCCTTTTGATGGTCGCGTGCTGCCGGGAATCTCTCGCTGATACTCAGGCTTGAGAACCGGTACGATTGACGACCTACACCCCCAATGTGCTGGAGGTTTTGGCCCATCCAGAGGGTATACGTTTCTGTCACGCGCCCGGCATACCGGCGTTGTTCGCCCGTCCAGTGTTGATATCCACCGATGCCCTTGCAGGATGTCGTCATTCTGCTTCAGCGTTTGCGCCCGGGCAGACGAGGCGACATGGTTGGTCATCGTTCTGACCAGAGAGCCGACCTGCTCCTCATGAGACACGCCCAGCGAGGTCAGGCGCCGGATGATCTGTTTCTGAGTCTCGCCAAGCGATGAGCCGATGGCTATTTCACTGAGGATATCTGCCGTTTTCTTGCTGCCGAACTGCGCCAGCGCCCCAGTGATGTCGATAACCTGCCTGCCCTTACCCACAGCAAGCTCTAACGGGTCAGCGAGTACAGCAGCGGCTATCATCTCTGCTGAAGGCTCAGCGAGGCGTACAGACGCTTTAACGATTTGACCGAGCAGCTTGCTGTTGAAGGTGAATTCGTATTGCGCGAACTCGCCCAAGTCGAGCTTCTGCTGCTCGCTTAACTGGCCGTATATAGCGTTCAGGTCAATCCTGAGCGTTTCAATCTGCCGGTTATAGCGAGCGGTGGCGTACTGGCTGAGGCCTTCGCTAACAGCCTCTTTAGCGCGCCTGATAGCTTTGCGAACAAACTTAGCCGCCTTACCTGCCAGGCCACTACCGAATCGCTGTACGTAAACCTGATGGCGCGTGGCGGCATCTGTTATGTAACCGTCTGCGCTCATGGTTATTCCTCAGTTGTTACCGTATCGCCTTCAACTGCGGGCTCATCAGAGCGGTCAGCGTCAATATCTTCATCTGTGCGGTCGGCTTCAATAATGCCAGCCTGACGCAGGTTAACGCGCAGGTCTTTCTTCGCAATGAAACCCTGCTGCCACAGCTGAACCTGAGCCAGAATCATCTGTGCATCCATCGTCTCATCGAAGAATTCCTGATTGAGCCAGAAGGTGGTTCCCTCTGCGTCAGAGATGCCGGACATATAGAGCTGAGCGTCGAGAATCGCCAACTTCAGAGCTTCACTGACGTTTCCGGCAATCGTACCCAGAACACTGTTATCGCTGCTGTAACGAATGCGAGCGGCCTCTGCTGTCTCCTGATTCGACGCCTGCTGCACGATGCGGGCGCCAATCATCAGCATCTGGTTCTCTTTCTCCTGCATCAGCTTCAGAGCTAGCTGGCTTTCATTGGCCTGCACCAGTGTTGCTGAGCCGGACTTCCCGAGGCTGTAGCCGCAGGTTGAGCCGATTTGAATGCCGTTAGGGTTCCATTTCTCGAACTCGTCCTGAGCAATGTCAGTTGTGAAGAACAGCGTCGGCTGACTGCTGATGAATCCTGACTCCTCCACCGTAGCACTGTTGCCGTAGTGAAGAATGTTCACATCAGCCAGGTCTTCCAGCGGCGCCTTGTCGATGCGCGAGTCGTTACTCTCAGCCCCAAAGAAGTGGAACGGGATATGGTCAAATGCGTTGCCGTTATAGTCGGTGGGATAAACGTCCAGAACCGGAGCATCGTACGGGTCGCCTTCATGCCACAGCCTGTGACGGTACTTGCCGTCCTGCAAAGTGAGTGCCCGATACTGCATTTTAGTGTTGAAGTTGAATTCGTCGCTTTCGTCTTCGTTGTAGCATTCAACCAGCACCACCATAGTAAGCTTGCGCACCCCATCAATCACATCCTCACGCCAGTTGATAATGCCAAAGGCGTCATAGATATGGATGTGAGCATTACGACCAGCGGTTTGCGCTCGTGTCGGCCTGGCTCCTTCTGGTGCTTCCAGTGGCGGATAGTCAACAAAGAAGCCGCCGCGTCCGGTATCCAAATCTTCACCTACAGCCTCTTTGGATAGCTGCTCAAGGCTCGTGCCGTCGCCGCTGGCGTTCTCGATGAGATATTCCACCGAATCCGGCAAATCAACCTCGGCGGTTTTGCGGAATACTGCGCCAATCAGCCCCTGACGCGTGCGCCCGGTGATGTTCAGGAACATGGCCCGCTTCAGCAAAGTTTCGTAGCGTTCCTTGTTCTCATCGCTGTCATTGGTTGGGTCAGGCATTGGCAGGTATAGAGTGCCATGCGCCTTAACCGCCTTGCTGCCAGCCACGCAGTCTTTGACAAGCTGCCATGACTTTGCGGCTTCTGTGTACTCTGGTCTTGCGAATGAATAATTAGCCATAGTCGCTTATCGTCTGTATTTAACGGGTGCGTGGACCATTTTCCGGATGATTGGGAAGTCTTTTATGATGAAATAGCCAGCGGCGTCATTTGTATGGTCATTGCCTGCGGACTTGTCAGGCTCACCATTGTCCGCCCATATCTGCTGCTCAAGGTTCTCTGTATAGGTAGGGCACCTTTGCACATTCACCTTATATCTGCGCTCGCCCAAAGCATTACAGAACATGGCGTTCATTGTGTTTACGCGGTCTTTAACAGGTGGGTTTGCTGCATCTGCCCGAACCGTGAACCCGGCATCTCGTAACTGAGAAAGGTCTGTTTGACTGGCATTAACTGATTTCCGCGAATCGCCTGATGCATCCGGATAGATGTATATCTCGCGGGTTTTCTCAAATACGTCTTGTGAAGTCTCTTTCCAGAACTGCCGTTTAATCCGTTTAATCATGTCTGGCGTGTCGTAGCCATTGGTGATTTCAGCAACGGCACAAGGAAGACCGTCACGCTTGACGTGAACAATCCCGGCCATTTTCCCTACGTTGAAATCCATCCCGATAAAGATCGGCTCGCCAGGCTGCTCCTCATGGATACAGTTGTTGAGTGTTCGATCGAACTCGTGATAAACCGTGCCGCTGTTGAGGTTAACGAACTGACCGCGAAGATACGCCTTAATCAGCTCCTGTGGATATGAGCCCAATAGCGACGAGATATAATCAGGGGGAAGGTTTTTCTCATTATCGAATGTACTGGCTTGTACAAGGCCATAAAGCGAAACCAGCTCAGGCTTTTCCCTTACGGCTTTTACGAACTGCTGATACACAAATTTGAACCCTTCCGGGGTCGTCGTGACATCAATGCCGTTTCTTAGACCATCACGTTTGTAGCGCATACGAGCTATGATTTTTCGCCACGCCTGCTGCGCCTTGATAGCCTTCATAACGTCCAGCTCATCAACCAGAGCATTTCCTATTTTGAAGCCTACAATCGTCTCAGGCTTCTCCATGGAACGGCAGATGGTTGTTCCGCGATATATCCGGCCTTCGTAAAAATGAACCTCTTTATTGCTCTCGTTGATTTTTACGTTCAAACCCCAGTCATGGGCTACCTCTTCCACCGTGGGATAAAAGATGTCACGAATCTGAGGATAAGTTGGCGCAAAGTAACCCTGATTAACCTTTGGGAACTCCCAGAACCCTTTACAAATCCCACCACAGCCGATCCACGTTTTGCCGCTACCAAAACCAGCAACATAAGCCTTAAATTTATGAGGCATGGAAAGAAAGCGAGCCTGAGGAATATTAAGCGTCGGGCTGATCCCCATCTTGATTCCTCGCGTCTACTACGTTCACATTGATTTGCACAGGCGTTGGCTCTATCTCTCCGCCCTCCTGCTCAGGGCCGAACAGCTGCAGATGCTTCATTAGCTCAGTTAACGCTGCTCTTTTATCGTGGAGTTTGTAGGTGGTCTCTTCGATATCATCATCGCCACGCGTAGTAACCTTTACCTTGATTTCTTTTATGGCTGCTGCGGCCTGACGAGGAAGCTCCTTAACATTGGTTAAATCACCGCGACTGTCGAGGATGTCTTGAAAGTTAGA